CTTTCGAAGGTTGTGGCAATTGGAGCAGAAATTGTAGCAGATGCTTTGGCGTCTGCGTCAAGCAGCCTGGGAGGCCGAGAGGTGCTGGCTCAGGCGGGTGCCGTCCAGCAGGAAGAAAAAGTCAGGGTTGAAGGGACCCCACTTGGCGGCACGCGGGCCGGTCAGCGCGCCACGGCCAAGGGTCAGGTCGTAGTAGGCGATGCAGTCCTGGCCCAGCAAGGAGGAGAGGAAGTAGAGGCGGCTGATGGTGGGCGCCAGCGCCTGGGCCGGAGGAGTGCGCAGACGGGCCACCACGGTGGGCTCGCTGTCTGACTGCAGGACGAAGTGGTCGAGCAGCTGGAAGCCGTGGTTGTCGATCTCGCGCAGGACGGTGCCCAGTGCGATGTTGCTGGTGCCGGCGCGTGCCAGGCCGATGTTCACGATGATGTCCATGTCTTGCTTTCGTTGTTGCCCCGGCGTCCTTGCCGGGGTGGGGGTGATCACACTCACCAGGGCGCACCCTGGTGGCTGGGATCAGGCCACTGCGTTGTGCTGGCTTGCCACCTGCTTGTCGGCGTAGTCTTCGAAGAATCCGACCACTGAGAAGTGACCACGCTTGTCGATGTTGGGCCGGACATCGTTGATCTGGCCGGATTCCACCCAGTAAGTGGCGGTGCCTGGCCAGACTTTGGCGCCTTGAGAAAAACGCACAGCCAGGCCATGGATGCAGACCCACCCGTTGTAGACGGAGCTGCAGGAAACGCGGCGACGGTCGGCTCGGATCGTCACCTCCACCGTGAACCGGGGAACGCTGTGGGTCACACCCTTGCGGGTGTAAACGTAGTCGGCTTCCTGCTGGCATGTGTCAAAGTGGACTTGCATTTCGTTCTCCAGTTGGTTGTCTGTGTCGATGGCTTGACTTTAGCACATGCTAAAACGACCACGCAATAAAAAACCAACTAAAGTGTGGGGTTTTGTTCACGTCCGCCTTGCCGGGTTCAGATCGGCCAGCGCACTACCTCGGTGGTGCGGATGCTGTCGTACCCGTAGCGTCTTGCGCAAGGGTTTTGCGCGGTGCTAAAATCCGGGCATGAACACCATCACCTCCATCAAGATGTGGATGGCCGCGGCCACCACCGACGAGCAGCTCCTGCTTGCTGAACGGGCGGGCACGACGCGCGCCATGCTCTACCAGTACGCCGGCGGTTACCGCCAGTGCAGCGCTGAGACGGCCGGCAAGATTGAGGCCGTCACTGCGGGCATGCACAAGGCCAGCAAGGGGCGCCTGCCCCGCATCTATCGCACCGACCTGTGCGGGGCCTGTCGTCCCTGCCAGTACGCCGCCAAGTGCCTGGGCGAGCGTGCTGTTGTGTCGGAGTTCCCCATTGTCAAGGCCGAGCAGCTGGAGTCTCACACATGAACTGGATCGACATCCTCATCGCCCTCTGGGTGGGCCTGTGCGTGGGCTTCGTGCTCTCCGGCCTGTTCTTCCCTTGCGACCACGAGCAAGAGGTGCAGGACGCCTGGCTGGCAGGCCTTGATGAAGGTCGCCGGCAGAAGGAAGGCCGCCGGTGACAGCTCACGTCCTGCGCAAGGGCGTGGTGCTGCGCCTGCCCAGCGGCAACGTCGTGCGCCTGGTCGCGCGCGAGCGTTCCGACTGGCACTGCGTGTTCGTCTCTGGCACGCGGCGTGGTGACGTCGTTTTTTCTGGCGCCTTTCTGCGCAATACCTGTGCGGTCTGCTAAAGTGTAGGGGCCAATCTCTTTTTATCGTGTGCCCCTTGGTGGGGGCCTGGGACCCGTACACGCGGGGGAGGTTGGCGCTTTCATCCCAGGTCACCACCAAGGGGCTTTCCTTTTGAAAGCGCCTATGTCGTACCTATTTTTCGGGGGCTGCCATGAGTAAGCCCGTCGAGATCACACACTTGGCCCCCATCGAGGCCCCCAAAGCACTGCGCGACCTGCCCGCTTGGGTGATCTGGCGCTTCGAGCCCCACGACAACCCGGGCGGCAAGCCCCGCAAGGTGCCGTACTACCTCGCCGGGGGTCGCAGGTTTGGTGACCACGGCACGCCGGAGGATCGCCGCCAGCTTGGCACCTTCGATGCTGCCCGATCCGCAGCGGCACGCCGCGGTTTCGACGGAGTGGGTTTTGCCACGCTGGCCGACTTCGGCATCTGCGCTCTGGACTTCGACAACTGCGTCACCGACGGCGACATCCTGCCCGACGTGCAGGACCTGCTGGGCACCACCTACGCGGAGCTCTCCCCCAGCGGGTGTGGCGTGCGCGCGTTCTTCCGGGGGCAGCTTGGCAACCGCAAGTCCGGCAAGGGCTGGCCCTTTGGCCTGGAGACCTTCAGCACCAACGGGTTCGTGACCTTCACCGGCAATGTGCTCCCCGTGTGCGAACTGCTGGGCAATGTCGACGAGGTGGCCCCGATCGATGAGACCGTGCTGGCGCTCTACCACAAGCGCTTTTCCCAGGAGATCGAGCGCCAGAACATCGCTGTCGAGCACCAAGATCGGCTTGGGTTGAGCGAGGACGCCCTGCGCCGCGCGCTGGCGGCCATCCCCCAGGAAGACGACCCTCTCGATTATGACCAGTGGCTCATGGTGGGCATGGCCCTGCACCACGAGACCAACGGGGAAGGGTTCGAGCTTTGGGACGAGTTCAGCCAGCGGTCAAGCAAGTACACGTCCCCCGACTACGGGCAAGACCGCTGGCGCAGCTTTGACCGCGGTGTCGGCCCTGTTGTCACTGCGCGCAGCCTGGTGCACTTGGCCAACGAGCACGGCGCAGGCATCAGCCTTTCGTCACCCGCGAGTCCCGACGAGTTTGAGGCGCTGGTTGACACCGCTGCAGAGACCTCGGCAACGCCGCGCTTTCAGTTCGAGCCGGTGCACCTCTTCTCGAGCACCCAGGCGCTGCCCTGGATCATCAAGGGCGTGCTGCCCAAGGCAGGCCTGGGGGTGGTCTACGGGGCCAGCGGTTCGGGCAAGTCGTTCGTGGTGCTTGACATGGGCATGGCGATCGCCAGGGGCGCCGAGTGGCGCGGGCGCAAGGTCAAGCAGGGCAGGGTGGCCTACATCGCCGCCGAAGGTGCTGATGGCTTTCGCAAGCGTCTGGCGGCCTACGCCCAACACAGCCAGGTGGACCTCGAGGGCGTGCCCATGGTGGTGCTCAATGCGGCGCCCAACCTGCTCGAGAAACAAGACGCGGTGGATGTGGTCAAAGGCATCAAGGCCAGTGGCGGGGCAGACCTGATCATCGTCGACACGTTCGCTCAGACCACCCCAGGCGCCAACGAGAACGCGGGCGAGGATGTGGGCAAGGCCCTGGGCTACTGCAAGCGCATCCACGAGAGCACGGGCGCCATGGTCCTGCTGATCCACCACAGCGGCAAGGACGCCACCAAGGGTGCCCGGGGCTGGTCGGGCCTGCGGGCGGCGTGTGATGCCGAGATCGAGGTGGTGCGCACCGACACCGGCCGGGCGTTGAAGCTGACCAAAAGCAAGGACGGCGAGGACGGCCTCGAGTGGGGCTTTGACCTCGACGTCGTGCAGTTGGGTGTGGACGAGGACCTGGACCCCATCACCAGCTGCGTGGTGGTAGAGGCTGCGCTGCCAGCCGGTGGGGTGTCTGCCATCCGCAAGCTGGGCCCTGTCGAGAAGGTGGTCAACGACGTGATCCAGGAGATCGCACTGTCGCAGACCGAAGGGATCGAGGTGGGGCCGGTTATCGCCGAGTCGGTCAAACGCATCGCGCCACCTGAAGATGGCAAGCGAGACACGCGCAAACAACGCGTGCGCAGGGCCCTCGAGGCACTGACAGCAGGTGACGACGCACCCTACTGGCTGGGTGATGACGGCTGTCTGTCGGTGTGCTGAACGTGCAGGAAAACGCACGGTCAGGACTGCAACGTGCAACACGACCCGCAACGTTGCACACGTTGCAGTGTTGCGCAGCTTCAAAAACTGCAACGCAACGCAACGTAAGCCTATAGGCACGTTGCGCGTTGCAGTGAAGCGGGGGTGTTTGTGTGTCGAATCTGCATTCTGTGCGGAATTGAAAAGAAAGGACCTGGCCATGAAAAAGCTGGTGGCACTGAACGAACATGGCCGGCGGATCGGCCAAGAGCATCCACGGGCCAAGCTGGGCGACGATGAGGTGGGCTTGATGCTGGACCTGCGCGAGGAGGGGTACAGCTACCAGTGGCTGGCCAACAAGTTCGGCGTGAGCAAGTCGTGCGCTCGCTGGATCTGCACGGGGCGCAACCGCAACCAGACTGCGGCGGCACACAAGCTCGTGTCCACCGTTCCCGCTGTCGCGCCTGTCGCCACCCCGGTCACGCGGCTGGAGGCGCTAACCGCGCAGTGCAGCGCCCCCAACCACCGGGGAGTCAAGCGTGTGTTCCTGAAGACGGAGATGACCCCCCTGGCCCGGGGCTGGTGCTGCGCTGGTTGCACTGCACGCGCGCAAAAGCCCGCGTCAGACAAACGGGCGCAACGCATGACCGACGCGTTGGTCGACTTCCTGGTCAGGCGTGACTGACGTGTCCGTGGCCTCGTAGCAGCGCGCTAAAGTCCTTGACATGCCCACCCACCACTTCGACTGGAAACCCGCTTACCTGGCAGCGCTGCGCGAGATGCCTGTGATCCGGCACGCATGCGCTGCCGCTGGTGTCGACCGGACCACAGCATGGCGTGCACGCGAAGCTGACCCAGAGTTCGCAGCTGCAGAGCGCGAGGCAATGGAGGAGGGCGTCGACAGGGCCGAGCAGGAGGCCTTCAGGCGGGGCGTGGTGGGCTTTGAAGAGCCTGTGGTACACCAGGGCCGCCTGAGCTACCTCTACGCGCGTTACGTCGATCCTGACGGCAAGGAGGCCTATCGCCCGGTGATCGGGGACGATGGCCAGCCCGTGCCCCTGACGGTGCGCAAGCACAGCGACGCCATGCTGACCCTGGTGCTCAAAGGCCGGCGCAAGGCCTACTCCACCGACCGCACCGAGCTCACGGGCGCCGACGGCGGGCCCGTGCAGCAGGTCGACGAGACAACCAAGGCTGCGCGCGTGGCACAGCTCCTGGCCATGGCCCAGGCGCGCAAGACCGAGCAAGACGAGTTCGGCGACCTGGCATGACCCCACAAGAAGCGCGCGACCTGCAGCGCTACCTCACGCCCGAAGAGCGCGAGGAGCTCGACGCCCTGATCGCACAGGACCTGGCCGACCACCGATGGCGCCCGCTCCCCGGCCCACAAACGCTCGCCTACGAGAGCGAGGCCGATGTGATCGGCTTCGGCGGGGCCGCGGGCGGGGGCAAGACCGACCTGGCCATTGGCATGGCCACGACGCAGCACCACCGTGCGCAGGTGTTCCGACGCGAAGGGCCGCAACTCAAGGGCATCATCGACCGCCTGGCCGAGATCCTGGGAAGCCGGCAGCTGATCAACGGCAACCCACCCGTCTACCGCGACGAGGACGAGGACCTCCAGATCGAGTTCAACTCGATGCCCAACCTGGGCGACGAGACCAAGTACCAGGGCCGGCCCAAGGACCTGCTGGTCATCGACGAGGCGGCCAACTTCCTGGAGCAGCAGGTGCGCTTCGTCAAGGGCTGGGTGCGCACCACACGACCCGGGCAGCGCACGCGCACGCTGATGACGTTCAACCCACCCACCACGGCCGAGGGTCGCTGGGTGTTGGACTTCTTCGCCCCCTGGCTGGACAAGCGGCACCCACTCTACCCGACGACGCCCGGCCAGCTGCGCTACGTCTACGTGGATCCGGCCACCGGCAAGGACGTGTGGATCGAGAACGACGATCCCCGCATGTTCGTGCTGGTGCACGGCACGCGCGACTATGACTTCGACCCGCTCGCCCACCGGCCCGAGGAGATCGTGCGCCCCGAGTCGCGCACGTTCATCCCATCCAAGATCACCGACAACCCGTTCCTGGTGAGCACGGGCTACATGGCGCAACTGCAGGCCCTGCCCGAGCCACTGCGCAGCCAGATGCTGCTGGGCGACTTCGAGGCCGGCCTCGAGGATGACCCGTGGCAAGTGATCCCCACCAAGTGGGTGGAGATCGCCATGGCACGCTGGAAGGACCGCTCGCCCAAGGGTGAGCTGGTCTCGCTCGGTGTGGACGTGGCGCGCGGTGGCAAGGACAGCTCCGTGCTGTCGCCGCGCTACAAGACGCCCGACACCGACCTGTGGTTCGACAAGCTCAAGCTCTACCCGGGCAGCGAGACGCCCAACGGACGCACGGTGGCAGGCCTGGTGATCGCCGAGCACCGCGACCACGCACCCATCCACATCGATGTGATCGGCGTGGGGGCCAGCCCCTACGACGTACTCAACGACGCGGGCCAGCCGGTCTATGGTGTCAACGTGGCGGAGAAGGCCACCGCGATGGACAAGTCGGGCAGGCTCTCGTTCTTCAACCTGCGCAGTCAGCTGTGGTGGCAACTGCGCGAGGCGCTCGACCCCGAGGCCGACAACGGCATCGCGCTGCCGGATGACAAGGACCTGCTGGCCGAACTGTGCGCCCCGCGCTGGGAGCTCTCAGGAATGACCATCCGGGTCGAGAGCCGCGACGACATCGTCAAGCGTGTGGGCCGATCGCCTGACCGTGCGAGCGCCTTGGCCCTGGCCCTGATCGACACACCCAAGGTGAGGGCGCTGCGTTACATCGACCGCGAGACGTCGGGCAACGAGGGCAGCCTCGACTGGTCGCCCTACTGAGTGTGTCCATGTCCTGAGCAGCGCACAGCACAATGCGTCGCAACCCACCACAGGACTGCGACCATGTGCTCGTCTCCCGATATTCCGCCGCCCCCACCTCCTCCCCAGGACGTGAAGCAACCCGACACGGCCACACTGACGGACAAGGCCAAGCGCAACCGCAACGGCATCGCCGGCGGCACGCTGCTTACCAGCCCATCGGGCGTGAGCGGCGCGAGCACAGGCAAGGCCACCTTGCTGGGTCAGTAAATGGATCAGCCGGTCAACCGCAGGCAACGCACCCTGGCGCGCAAGAGCGCGCTGTGGAGTGAGCGCTCGTCCTGGCTGACTCACTGGCGTGAGATCAGCGAGAACCAGCAGCCCCGTGCGGGGCGCTTTGTGGTGACCGACCGCAACAAGGGCGACAAGCGGGCCAACAAGATCCTGGACAACACCGCGGTGTTCGGCGCTCGCACGCTGGCCGCCGGTCTGATGTCTGGCGTCACCAGCCCTGCACGCCCCTGGTTCCGCCTCGAGATCCGCGACAAGGACCTGATGGAGTCTGCCGAGGTCAAGACCTGGCTGCACGACACCGCCGAGCTGCTGCGCGCGATCTTCGCCTCGAGCAACACCTACCGCGCGCTGCACACGATCTACGAGGAGCTTGGGCTCTTTGGCACGGCCGCCAGTGTCGTGCTGCCCGACTTCGAGAACGTGATCCACCACCACCCGCTGACCGTGGGCGAGTACGCCCTGGCCACCAACCACAAGGGTGAGGTCGACACGCTGTGCCGCGAGTTCCAGATGACCGTGGGCCAGATGGTCCAACAGTTTGGGCGCGAGAACTGCAGCAACACCGTGCAGGACCTGTTCGCCAAGGGCAACTACGACACCTGGGTGGACGTGGTGCACATGCTCGAGCCACGGCGCGAGCGCGACACTCGCAAGCTCAACGGCAAGAACAAGCGCTTTGCATCGCTCTACATGGAGCCCGGCAAGGACCAGGCCGACCAGTACCTGAGCGAGTCGGGCTTCGACCGCTTCCCCGGACTGACGCCACGTTGGGTGGTCACCGGCAACGACGTCTACGGCACAAGCCCTGGCATGGAGTGCCTGGGCGATGTCAAGCAGTTGCAGCACCAGCAACTGCGCAAGGGTCAGGCCATTGACTACCAGGTCAACCCG